GACAAGGAGAGGGTGTACTTCTTGCCGATGGTGTATGGCTTGCCTTCTGCGTTGCTGGTGCCGACCAGTTCCCAGTTCACGAGAATCTTGTGGGCAATCTTCTTCTGGCCTTGATAGTCAGATTCCTGTGTGCCGAGATCGATGATGCGGTAGCAACGGCAGGCAGCTACACCTTCTGGTGCGTTTTCATATTTGACGGATGATTCGGTAGCGATGAGCGACATGCGATGGTCCTGTAACTAGGGTAAATGGCGATGATCGAAAAAGATCAGGGGTGTGGCGCGGAGCCGTTTGCTGCACTAGATGTTGTGCTGCGGTAAGAGAATGATGCAGGTGGGAGTGGTAAGCGTCAACACTTTTTAGTGGTAGCGGGACATAAAAAAATACGGTCCTGAGACCGTACTGACAACTTCATAATTTTTCTATTGAGAGCCTTGCAACTACTCTCCCGGCTATGTCCAGCTGCTTCCTCTGCAGGACCAGCTCTGTGGCACCACCGGCATACGGCAGGGACAGTGCAACCTTCCCAGCCGGGAGCGGTGACAGGTGATGAGGGGTGAGCTGACCGGCATCGTGGATCACATACACCCCAGCACGCTCCAGATTGCGCTCAGTCGTGTCAACAAGGAAGACTCCACTCTGGTGGTGCAAAACCTCTACAGGACGCTCTGTGACCGTTTTAAGCCATGCATCACCCACCACCATCTGTTCCGGGAAGATGTCTGCATCAGTGCGCTTGTCGCCACGCATGCGCTGCAGACCCACCACAGGCTTTGCAGAACCCCTGCCACGGTCTGCATCCAGCCAGCCTGATGGGAGCAGCATGGCCTCCTCAATCTCCCGTGCCAGACGCTCCCCGATAGGCTTGCGGACCTCTGCGTTTGAGGTCATGGACATGTTGATGAGGTTAATGTTCTTGCCTGCTGCACGGGCGAAGGCAGAGCGATTGCCCTCAAACTTTTCCTTGATCAAGGAATCCAGGTTCTCCCGGCGCACATCGAAGATAGATTTTTCCACACGTTACTCCCAAATGTTTGTTGTAGGAATTACCACCAACCAGTGGTGAGTATATCAAGTATTTCCTATCATCACCTGAATTTGAAAATAAAGGTGGTTCAGCCTGTGACACACCGGAATCCCATCATTATCATCTCTCCTTGCTTTCTGCTTTGATGCAGAACACGAGTAGGGCGCTCCACCATCGGGCATTGAGACAACAGGGTGGTGGGGCAGACAGGGGTACTGGTTGTCAGGAATGAGACACCCCACATGCAGGCGGCGAAGAAAGCACCTGTTTCCGAAAAGGCTTTCGAGTCTGAGACTTCTGACGGTCAGGGTTTTCAGTAAAGGGCTTAGTCTTAGGCTAAGTCCGTCCATCTTCGGGTCAGGTGCTACAGGGGAGTCAGTAGTCTACTGATGCATAGATACAGAGGTAGAGACAAAACGACATGCACACCAATCGGTGGTGACGTTTCGATAGAAAAGTTTACTACGTTTGATCGGGAACAATAATTCGTGTCGGCAACTCAGAGCGTTACCTGCAACATTGCAGCGTGGAAAATAACGAGACTAGACTCACAACATGACTGACTTCCCACTCTCAACATTCATTAATGAAGATGGCAACTTCGTGATCAGACAGCCACTAACCCTTGGAGACCCGCAAGACTACGTTGAGATTGAGATGAGTGCCGAGCAATCAGATCGGCTCCTGAAGGAACTGCAAGCACTGAAGAAGAAAGAGGCACCGGAGAAGGAGAGTGGAACCTTCTTCCATTTTGAAGAGTTTTGGCTGGCATACCCTGCGAAGCGTCGAGTGGACAAGTCAGGATGCAAACGCAAATGGGTACAGCGCAACCTGGATAGCAATGCCATGCTGATCATCAGTCATGTGAGACAGCTGGCAAACACGGAATGGATGAAGGATGGGGGCAAGTATGTCCCTCTGATTACCACGTACATGAGTCAGTCACGATGGGAGTCTGCAGAGGAGGCAATGTCATTCAACTTCACCGGACCAAGCGTATGAACATGGGTCTCTTGCCGAAATACTCAGAGCGTCTGCTGGCACTCAGGCTGGATGGCAAAGACCCTGATGAGATGGTCATCGTCTCGCTGGATGGGCTGCAGACTGAGTACATTGATAACTACCAGATGGTTTGCGATGCCTCCAAGCGGTATGACTGGAGGCTGTGCATGGGATTGGAGGTGTGCCTGCTGGTCAGGCAATCCATTCCCGGCCTGATGGATTTCATGCTGGACATGGCAAAAGGTATCAGACCCGGAAGGGTCTATATCTGGGATATTGATGCCCATGTGGGAGCCTCCCTGTATGCGCTCCCCACCGTGGGCAGTATCGATAGACCACCAGCGCAATGGGGGTGGGAGCTGGATGCCATACCGTGGCTACCGTTCCAGAATGAGCGGTTTCTGCACGGTGATCCCGTGGTGAGTCAGGGTCTTCCCCGGCATGGCATTCGTGCGTCCACAGCTACCACCGATTAGTGATAAGGAGTGACATTCAATGTTGGTAAAGCCATCAGCTTTGGACCTACGCACATATCTGGCATCCCCGACACCAGACATTGGCGCAGAGAGTCCGATGCAGTTCAAGGACAGGCTGATCGATTTGTTCTACGGGGAGGGCAAGGATGCAGGCAGCAGGCTACCGTGGCTGAAGACCCACCCGCTGCTGCGCTTCAGGCCCGGAGAGACCACGCTATGGGCTGGCTACAACGGGCATGGAAAGTCACAGGTAACGGGACAGGTCGCACTGGATGCTGCGTATCAAGGCACGAAGGTAGCTATCGGCTCATTCGAGATGGCACCGGAGCGCACCCTGTACCGGATGGTCAGGCAGGCAGCACGGGAAGCATGCCCCTCACCGGCATACATCAATGAGTTCCTTCGCTGGTTTGAGGATCAGATGTGGCTGCTGAACAAGCGTGGCAAGGTGGATCGGAACTATGTGCAGGCTGCGATCCGGTACTGCGTGGAGAAGTTCGGCATTGTTGAGTTCTATGTGGACAACTTGGCAAAGACTTGCAGGGGTGAGGATGACTACAACGGTCAGAAGGATTTCATCGATGAGATGTGCAGCCTTGCGTATGACCTGAAGATTCACATCCACATCATCCACCACTTACGCAAGGGTGAGAGTGAACACAACAAACCGAACAAGATGGACATCAAGGGTGCCGGTGGCATCGTGGACTTGGTGGATAACGCGATCCTTGTGTGGCGCAACAAGCCGAAGGAGCTGGGTCTAGCCAATCCAGGTACAGATGAGAAGCGCAGGCTGTGGCTGATGAAGGAACCGGACTGCAGCCTGATCGTATGCAAGCAGCGCAATGGCAGCTGGGAAGGCGACATCGGTCTCTGGTATCACCCGCACAGCATGAGCTACAGCGAGACAGCACATGACCAGCCAAAGCGGTACGACATAGCCAAGGAGGTAGCGCTGATATGACCAGCCCGACCAAGGATCAGATGCGGGAAGCGCTGGGGTGGATAGCAGAGGCAGCTGATGACATACGCAATGCGTTTCCAGGTTCAAAGGTTGTGTATGTGAAGTCGGATGTATTGAACTTTGAGCAGGGCATCCCGGTGAACCCGGAGCGCTGCGCAATGGTAGACGCCACTCCCTTGAAGGTACTGAAGGAGCAGTGGAAAGAGGAAGCCAAGGCCACTGAGGAAGCACACCAGCGGCGACAGGGCAAGTTGAAATCACGAGCGACAGGAGGAAGGAAGAAGTGAGAGCAGAAGATGACCAGCTGTGGAGGTACGCAACCAATCTGCAGGAGCAGCTGGATGCGATCAAGCAGGTGCTTTGGGACAAGTATGAGATTGACATCGATGCAATCGTTCAGGCAGGGGCAGACAAATGAGTGATGCAGAGAAGCTGGTGGCACTCAGCACAGAGGTGTGGCTGAAAAGCTGGACAGAGAACGATGCAGGGCGCTTCGTGCGCTTTGAGCTACCACCGGGAGATGGTGACACTGCCCACCCGATGGCTGCGTTTTACTCCAGCAAGAAGAAGGGGGAAGGCAAGCGCTTCCAGATGGTACTGGTGGAGATTGGCGACGATGAGAAGCCAGTGGTACAGCAGCGCCTATCGCAACGGGCAGCGGTGCTGTGCAAAGACAGGCAGTTCTGGCAGTGGGCAGCAGAGCGCAGCCTGTGTGACATCAACAGTGAAGAGGATGCACGTAGCTGGTTGCTGTCTGGATGCCGGATCGTGTCCCGCTCCCAGTTCGATACAAGCAAGCAGGCAGCTGATTGGCTGCAGACGTGTGTCCTCATTCCCTATGAGGCATACCTGAACACAGTAAGCAAGAACATCATCTAACGGAAACAATATGAAGAACATCATCATCGCAGCACTGGCACTCACTGCATCAGCAGCAGCACTGGCTGAGAACCCGCACACCACCGGCAATGCATCAGCTGGCGCATACAGCACATCCGGCGCGGTGGCCGTGGGTGTGAACAAGAGCACGAACATCAACCGGCAAAGCAACCGGCAGAACCAGACCCAGCGTCAGGCGCAATCCCAGCAGGCAAGCGCTTCACAGGGGCAAACGCAATCGGCAAACAATGCGACCAATGCCACAGCCGATGGCAGCGGTAACTCTGCAGTCAGTGTGAATACCCCACGTTACGTGGCATCGGCTACAGCACCAGCGCTGGCAGCTGGCAATGGCTCCTGCATGGGCAGCACATCAGCCGGTGCGCAAGGTGTGGGCTTCGGCGTCAGTGTCGGCTCAACCTGGAAGGACGAAGACTGCAACCGTCGCTACAACGCGAACATCCTCTACAACATGGGTCAGCAGGTGGCAGCACTGGCACTGATGTGTCAGGACAGCACGGTGCAGGCAGCAATGGATGCCGTGGGTGCGTACTGCCCGAAGGCTCCGGCCAAGCCAGCCTACAAGCATCAGCCACTTCCTTCTGACCTGTACACCGGAGGTGGTCAGTAATGAGCACGATCAGCAAAGCAAAGTATCAAGCCCTGTATCAGCTGGCAAAGGAGAACGGGCTGGGCAGTGAGTTCAGTTCCCTGTTTGGTGAGCGCAAGCACATCCGTGATTCGTTTGCCAAGGCTGTGATTCAGGGCATGTATGCGGCAGGTGAGATGACCAGCTTGGACCCTGAGTCCATGCGCGTAGTAGCTGAGGTCGCATTTGATCAGGCAGACGCAATGATGGAAGCACGCAAGGAGAAGATGGATGACTGATGCATTGAAGACTCAGGTGGGTGGTGATCACTACACCAAGATGGGCATCCAGCCAATGGAGTACAGCATGGCAAACAAACTGGATGCCTGCCAGCACACCATCATCAAGTATGTCTCCAGGTTCCGTGACAAGAACGGGATTCAGGACTTGGAGAAGGCCAAGCACGTCATTGACATGCTGATTGAGTTCGAGAAGCGGAGGGAGGCTGCTGAGTATGAGCAGCGCAAGCGTGAGCTGGTGAGCATGACTGAGCAGATGATCAGTGCGGGTGGTCTGTCCACAGTGACAGCCGGGATCATCAATGACAAGCCCATCACGGTGGCTCAGGCACTGAACATCGGCACATGTGGGGTAGATGGCTGCACTGAGTGCTACCCCAGCACGGCACCCTGATGTATCGGAACAAGGAACTGTTGCGCTATGCGCGGCACTGTGAATGTCAGCACTGCTTCCTGCCATTCATGCAAGACACAGTGGTGGCAGCGCATAGCAACCAGCTCCGGCACGGGAAGGGGATGGGCATCAAGGCACATGACTGCTTCATTGCCTACCTGTGCTGCAGGTGCCACGACATAGTAGACGGAAGGGCATTGCCTAACCTGGATCAATCAACACGAGAAAGAATATGGAACATAGGACACCAGAACACATTGAATCTACTGATCGGCAAGACCATGCTGGATCAGGAAGCGATGGAGTTGCTGCATCAGAGCGGTTCACTCT